AGCAATAGAACCTAATAATCTGTTCTTAGCTAATATCCATTGACCTGGTGTTCTAGGTACTAATGTACCACTATCTAATGCGTTAAGGTAAGCATCATAACTAAACTCTGCATCTATATCAGTAGGTGTTAAATAAAATGCAGTAGAACTAAAATCATCATACAAATCTTCATTATCTCTTGCCCATTGTGCAGCAAATACAGTTTGTGGTCTTGCAACAACCGATTTAGATTTTGATGTAAGCATAGCTGTTGGGTCTAATCCAAACTCTTTTATAAACCTTGCAGTAGCTTCATAATCATCTCCATTACTAGCTGCTTTGTAATCTCTATATGTATCTGCTAAAGATTCTATAAATAATGAATTACCTGATTGATCCGTAACTGTCCATAATGGAGCAGCAGAACCTGATGGACCTAGTAACTGTGATACACCTCTAATTACAAATATTCTTCTTGCATATGATGTTGCTAACTCTAATCCCTGTTCAGCACCTTCTGGTGAACTGTCATCAATAGCACCTGCATATATCAATGCTTTGTATGTATCAATAACTGTATTGTTAAATAATCTGTTTAAATCAGCACTACCTGTTCCACCTTGTTTGTATGCAGAGTAAAACTTTTTAGCCCAAGCAGGAAATGGTGCTAATCCCTCTATAAAATTTCTTGGTGGTGCAAAATCACCAAATAAAAATTGATTTATAGCACCTTCTTCTGGAAACCTCTCTCTAAAAAAACTAGAAGGAACTCTAATAATAGGTCCTATACCAGGCATAATATCTGCTACTAAGTTGATTGATGATACATACACAGGAAACTCTGCTTCTACACCTGTATCTTGAAATTCTGGAAACATATATTTTTGTATAAGTCCTGTACCTGGATATGCAAATACTTCTTCTCCGTTTACAGGGTTTGTATAAAAGAACCCTCTTTGACCTGTTGGATCAGCTAATGGGTTTGGCTCACTACCACTTTGTACTAACTTGTTTACATTAACTAAATTCTTACCACCTTGTTTTTTTGTAATGTCTGTCCAAGTTTTAAATATTTCAAGATATGCTTCTAAGAATGGGAATGCAAATCTAAGTGAATCACCTATAACAGTTCTTTCTGATATATCATAAAGTAATTTCTTTGTCTGTGTCAAAGCATCAGAAGCTACCATCTTGTCATACAAATTAACATCTGTTATGGCTTCTTTAGGACCTGAATATCCAGATTTATTTATTTTGTTTAAATAACCTCTCAACTTAGGGTCATACTTTGTAAATTCTTTTAATGCTGTGTTTGCTATTTCTACCATTTCATCTCTAGCATCTTTACCTAAAAACTCTATAGTTTCTGATACACGCTTCCAATACAATCTTCTAAAAGCAGGTGATCGTGATAGTTTATTTGTAGGAACTGTCATTAATGTATTAAACAAACTATCTATAGTCTTGTTATACAAACCTTCTCCTTTAAACTGTGGTGCATACTCACCTCTAGTAATAGAAGGTAAATCATTATAAAAAGTTCCTATAAAAGCATCTGCAATTTCATTTTGTGATTGTGAAAATAGTTTTGCCATAGCTGTAAATTCTTCATCAGTAACTTTTCCTTCTATAAAATCGTTAGCTAATTTTTCAAAATCTACATCTCCTAATTCTTCTTCTAATTGTTTTTTCTTTTTCTTTGTTTTTATTTTGGTTTTAACTAAAGCAGCAGAATTGTTCAATCCTAATTTTTTTCCACCTGCTGTAGTAAATAATCCTTTACTCGCTACAACATCTAACATTTTTGTTGATGCTAAAGATTCTACCCAATCAAACGCACTAGCACCTTTGTTTACTACATTTCCACCTAATTGTTGGTGCATAGCTGCTCGTAAGTAATATACATACTCTTTTGCTACTTCATCATCTGTTAATGCTTTATGAAATGGGTGTGATACATCTCCTACTACTTTTTCTAATCTTGCTCTGTCAGGACCATTTTTTAATTGGTCAGCAATAATATCTAACAATTCTTTTTTTTGTAATACAGTTAAATTTTCTGCTTTTTCTATTGTTGCAATTTTTACAGCTATTTCATCATTTATCATTTGATATATAGTTCTAACAACTGCTGCGTTATACTCTGGTTGTCCTCTACCTATTGCACCCCATCTTGCACCTATAACTTTTTTTCTTCTTGCTACTCTTACATTATTTATGCCTGTAAGTGCATTATCGTAAGCTAAGTCTGATGCCCAATAACCACCTGTTGCTTCGCTAGGTAATAGTGGATCTACACCTTTACTTAACTTTCCTCCTTCATCTGTTCCTACACTTCTACCAAATACTCTCGCAATCATTTGTATAGGTGCAAATGCACCATTAGATATACCTCTGGACACTAATCGTAATTGTTCTTCACCAATTACCTTTACTGTCCAAGCTGGTTTTAATAATGCTAATGGCTTAAATATATCAGAGTTATACCAATCTAAAAACCTTACAAATGATTCGCTATTTTCTCCACCTATTTTATCTACAAGTTTTGTCATATTGCCACGAAGTTTTGTTGTCATTTGATTAGATGCTTTAACTACTTGATTAAGCTCTGGTAGAAATATATTGTTGTTTAGCTGTGTAGAAAATAATGCTCTACTTATTTCATCTGCTGTATTAGCATCAACACCATTATCTTTTAATGTTTGAGAGTAATTAAAATCTTTACCATTACTAAACATTCCATATTTACCTTTATTCATATCTGCTGCTATATCTGCATCATCACTAAATTGTCTTGTTACTTTAGTTGCTGCTTTTGCTACAGATTTATTTACACCAGATTGTATCAATACTTTTCTAAAATCTTTTTCTAACCAATTAGCTACAACATTAGCTAGTTTCATATTTATATCTCCACCTTGGTTATAAACATCTATAGCTTCGTTTAGTAATTTATTAGCTAATGTTTGACCTTCATCTGTTTGTTTTAAGAATGCTTTAGATTGCAAACTAAATCTATAAAGATTTTTAAGTACATCTTGTGGATCGTTTGCATCTATTAATCTTCCATAAGAAGGAGAAAACTGTAATTTTAATCTTTGTTGTAAACTATTTCTACGCACTACTTGTGGAACATACATATTAGTTGCTTCTATCAATCGTGAGCTACCAACATTATTTGCTTTATCTAAACCTTGTCTAATAAATAAATCATCTTGCAAAAAGTTATCTAGTAATTTTTCTGCTTCTTGTCCATACTCTTTAACAGGTGTACCCTCTTTAAGTTTTTTAAGATCTGCAAAAAATTGTGCATCAGTAATAGATTCTTTTGTTCTTGTAATTATTTCAAATGGATTATCTGCATTATCCCAAAGTAACTTTTTAAATTTTTTACCTTTACTACTAGCAAGATAGGCTTGTAATGTTGGTCCGTGAAATGTACTTCTTATACCTCTTGTAATAACACCTGCATCATCTAATCGTTCTGATACTGCAAATAATTTTCTAGCATCTTTTATTTTGCCTAAACCTAATGTTGCCCAATTTTCAGGAGATACTAATTGAAAACCAAAATCAAATGCACCTGTAATTCTTTGTGCAGCTTTTGTTCCTGGTTCAAATAAATCATACCCACCAAATTCTTGAAATACTTTTCTACCAGGAGATACAGAAGGATTTAATCCTGCATTTTTAAATTGTTGACCTAATTCACCTTGAAACTGTATTATGTTTTCTGCTGCTTCTCTTGATTCAACATCTATCTGTGTTCCTAACACTTCTTGCAATACATACTCTCTTGCATATATTGGGTCGTGTCCTGCTGCTATAAGTTTTTTATATTCTTCTGTGTCAGAAGGATCAGTAGATAATTTTAACCAACCTCTACCTAAATCAAAGTTTTCTCCAGATCTTATTGCTTCTAATACTTTAGGTGTTCGTAATGTTCCTTTAACTGCTTGTTTATAAGCATCACTAAAAGACATATCTGGATTTTGGTCTTGTAACTCTGCTGCTCTTGCAATAGCTGGAGCTAATGCTTCGTATATATCTACAAATCCTGTAACCAAACCTCTTGTAGTAGGTTTTAATATGTTATCTATTGGACTTCCTATAAATTGAAAAAACTTATTATTTTTTACTTCATTAGCTAATGGATTTTCACTAACAAATCTTTTTATATTATTAAATTTTTCTTCTGCTTGTAACTCTACTTTTTTAGATATTTGTTCTAAATTAATATCATCAAAACCTAAACCTATTTGTGCAGCAGCAGCTACTACGCTAGGTGGTAAGTTAGGATAAGCATTTGCAATTTGTGCTGCTCTTTGTGCTTGTTCTTGTGATACTACTGGTGATACTTGTTCTTGTGTTTCAAACTGTTGTTCAAAGTTATCATCATATAAATCATCATCAAACCCAAAATTTTTAATCGCCATTAGTCAAAATCCACCAACTGAAGTAATGCAGTATCTCCTGTCATAGCATACATTTGATACAACAAATCATTTACACTTTGTTGTGGTGGTTGAACAGGACCTACACCAGGTCCAAAAGGTAATCCTGCTGTAACAGGTTCTGTTGGTCTTTGTGTTGCACCAAACACATCTATATTAGGCATTGGTCTTGGTTGTGCCTGTGGCATTGTGTCTTTAGGTAATGGTGCTGCTTGTTGTTGTTCTACAAGTTCTTTTTGCTCACCATATTCAACACCAGGTATTCTTCTTACAGCTTGTGTTGTATCTTGATAATTTCTTGCTGCTGGTGGTACATTTGTATTTCTACCACTAACACCTCTGTTACTAGAACTCCTCGTAGCCATCTTGCTCCTCATCATCATCATAAAACATAAAAGTAGAACTTATAATCATATAACCAAAAGGAAAAGCTAAAGGTGGCATTTGATCTCTAAACATTCTTGGTTGTAATGTTTCTGCTTCAAGCAATATATCATCTCCAACTTCATCTACATCTCCAAGTGAGTTATGTACTATATCTGCAAAATCTTTGTTTGTTGACATTATCCACCCATACCTTGTAGTAATTGTGCTATGCCTGGTGGTGGACCTTGTGGTGGTAAGGTCGCACCCCCAAGCAAATCTTGTTCTGCTTGTGGTATTTCAGGTTGTTCTGCTGTATAAAATTTATCTAAAATACTTTGCATATCATCAGGTTTCTTTCTTATCTGTATAACAGCCATAGTTGCTTTAGGATCACCTTGTTGTGCCTGTGCTAGTAAAGAATCAAACAATACTTTTTCTGCTTTTTCTTTTGTTATTCTGCTGTTTACAGTTGTAAGGTTATCTAAACCATCTAGGTTTTCTTGTAATGTCTGTGTGTCTATGATACCTGCCTGTAGTAGTTGCAGCCCTGTTACTATTTTCTGTGGCTCATCATATCCA